CCAACGATAGCGTGTTGTGCTTTATCCATTGCTCGGCACCCATCTGGCTACGAGCAAGGAAATCAGGAAATGAATTGGTTCTTACCGCGTTTTCAAGCGCAGACAGGCTTTGCTCAGGCGTGATGCCCTGCTGGCGCAACGCCTCGGCGGTTACGGTTCCCGGCGCGTGATGACTGAGAATCAACTGAGCCATCAACGACGGCGCGTTTGGGTCATTTGGATCAAGTTGCTGCAACTGCGACTTGTGGAGATTTGCTTCCTCAACAAGCGCGGCACTGCGGTTTTTCATTAAGGTATAGCGCGCCCCCTCAGTTTCAAACCGAGACTTTAGCAGTCCTGGAATGGCGCGGCCTTGGCCTCTTTCCGCCAATCGACCAGCAAGCGCGGTGTAGTCAATCTCGCCAGTTTGCGGGTTGTACGCGCCTTTGTAAGCCTCGTCTAGCAAAGCATTTTCGGTACGCTGCCGCTCAAGGTCTGCCATCTGAGATTCGGCAAGCGCATTCTGCTGCTGCATGGAACGCAACTTCAATACGTTTCCATACATTTCCATAGGATTGGTAAATTGCGGGTTCTGAAACCCCATTGCAATGCGCGAGTCAATAGGCATGGCTGTTATCCTCCCAACACGCGACTCATCATGGAACCACCGCCTGGATTGCTCCACGGATTAGAGTAACCAACGCCGCCGCCGCTAGATGGGGACATCTTGCCAAGCATTTGCAAATTCAAAAAAGCATTGCCAGCGTTTTGGATGGCATTGCTCCACGCATTTGCCGAACCCATGTACCCAGAGGCGCGAGCGTTACCCATGTCCGTCAGGATGTTGGCTCCTGCCTGACCGTAGTTTCCTGCCGCTTGTGCCTGAGCGTTCGTGGCTCCCTGACCGACCGCCTGTTGACCAGTCAGCATATTGTAACGAGTGCCGCGATTCTGGTTGTAGCGGTTGTAGGCGTTCTGGTATTCCTGCGACGCCAAATCCTGCCCATATCGCTGGGATGCTTTAAGGGCAGCGCCGGAGATGAGTCCGCCGCGTGCTGCGGCCTGACGATCCAGCGCCTTCAGCCCCTCTGACATACGAAAGGCATAACCAGGGTCTGCCTGATAGTCTGCCATCGTAAAGTCTCGCATGAGGTTGCCGTAACCCTGCGAGGTGGCGTCTCCTGACAACCCCATCTGCCGCAACAGCTCGTTCTGCGTTGTCAGTCCTGCCTGACGGAACGGCTCCTGCAAGGCAACCTGCTGGTTGAACATCCGTTCCTGCAATGCCATCGCTTCACGCGAAGCCTGCAACTGAGCTTTGGCGGCTTTTTTGGCTGCACTAGAGCCAAACAAACCACCGAGAATGGAACCGCCGCCAATAAGCGCGCCAGCAGCAATGTAACTCATGTCAGCACCTCTACAACAGGAGGTTTGGGTATGTTGCCCACGCCATAAGTGGCAGTGGGGTCTTCCTCAACCAATTCGTCTTCAACGTCTTCCACCGTGTCGGAATCCGCTCGGTGAAAGGTCATGCACAAAGCATCGGTCAATGCGTATACCGCACGCTTGGTGCCAGGTTTTGATTGGAACAAATATGGGCCAGTCACTTCTATCGGGCCATCATCGCTGGTGATTAGCACGGTTCCGTAAACGACCATGTAAAAGTGGTCTTTCTTGTGAACCTTGCCAACTATCAGCGCCCCAGCGGGACGCCATACTTGGCGGCAGTACATTCCGCCGTGAAATATATGCTCAGTCGGAAAATGCTCTTGTGGCAACACCGAGATTGCCGACTGCAACGCCTCAACGGAAGCACGAGAAGCATCAGTGGCAACTACATCAGTCATCAGGTCACTTCCCGCCCGCTGCAACGAATGTTGATGGCAGAGCCAGTGCCCGCCAGCGTGGAGATGTAACCACCGGAGGCGAGATAGTGCCCGACAATCTCCGGAAAGGTGTACGTCTCGCCAGCCGCCAAGGACTTGGTTTTGACGATGAGATTCTGATTGCCCGTCGAGTCGTACTGCGTGACAAGATTGATAGACAAGTTGGCAGTCGCCGCCGAATAGTTGGTGGCAGTAAACTTGTCAATAATGGCAGTGACGCCCGAGGCCGTGTATTGCGTGGTCTGGGTAGACTCGGCAATCTTGGCGGGAATCAGTACTTTAAGGGTGACAGCCATTAGTGCTTGTCCTGCTTGTCAACTTCCGTGGGGCGAGACCCGGCGTTGGTTTTGGTTCCACGGGGAACATACCACAAATGGTAAGCAGCCCACAGTGCAGCACCAAAAACAAGCCATGCAAGAATTTCCATGTTGCCTCCTTACGAGAACACAAAGCGGACGCGACCGTCCGTGCCCGGCAGTCCGTTGGTGGCGGGTTCGTAGGGTTCGCCGGGGATGTTGACCGCCCCCGTACCGCCGTCGCCACCGGCACCGGCACTCAAGCTGCCGTCCCCAGCAATGGCAGCGCCGCCAATATCCCCCGATCCGTTGTTGCCCGTGGTGTTGGTGACCGTGCCGCCAGACGCAGTGCCGCCAGTGCCTGCTGCGCCGCCCAAGGAACCGCCCGTGCCGCCGTTGGCGGTCATGGTGGTCATGCTGAACGTGCCAGCGTAGATATTGCTGAAACCCCCGTCACCACCGTTGGAAACACCCGCGAGGCCCACCGTCCACTGAATGGTTTGCCCAGACGCACCGGATACCGTCAGGCTGCTTTTGCTGTACCCGCCGCCACCGCCGCCACCGCCGTTTGTGCCGAAATTGCCGCCACGCCCGCCACCGCCGCCCGCACCCCACGCCTGTACCGTGCAGGTCGTGAACCCGCCAGGAATGGTCAAAGTGCCAGTTCCGGCAGCGGTGTAGTCGTAGACGGTTTGGGTTGCGTTCTTGATGCAGCCCGTAGCGGCGAGGATTCCGGTCACGACAGGCCCGTCCCCGCGATAACCCAGTTTGCACTAGCCACCTTGGTCAGCGTGGCAAGGCCGTTCTGGGCCAGCGTCCGCGTGCCGGTGGTGGTGGAGTTGGCGAGGGTCAGGGTATCGGTTGTGATGGCAATCGACAGCGCCGTGGAGTTGCCGTTGACGATAAGGATGGTTGTGCCGACTGGGAACGCCACTGAGGCGTTGGCAGGCACCGTCAGGGTCAGCGAGGTGCCGTTCATGTAAATCTGCTTGCCTCGGTCAGCAAGCACCAATTGGTAACTTGTCGTTTGCGAGTTTTGCGGAGTGTCCCGCCAACCGATGTTGTAGGTATTGGTAAGTTCATCCTTGGCGGACGCAGTTCCGGTAAACGTTGGACTGGCAATCGGGGCGTAAGTGGAGGCGGCGACTGTCGTGGTCAGGCCGTCCGTGATGCCGTAGCCAGCAACCGTGGTTGGCGTGCCCGTGATGACAGACCATGCTACCGATGCGGGATCGTTGATGCCGCGCAGGTTGTCCATCGTCCACAAAGTAACGCCCGTTGAGGTTTTCAGGACAAATTTGTAAATGCTGCCCGTGGTAAGCCACACCTCAGACGAAATGCGCCCAGCGGAATCCAGCACGATGGGGTTGGTGTGCACAACCGAGCCAGCCGAGTCTTGATAGGTTGCCAGCGGAGTGGTAGTGCCTGCCGAGTAGGTGTACAGCAGTCCACCCGCCAGCACGGCACCCGAATCGGCAAAAAACTGCCAGCCAGCGCCAGCAACGGGAGAGAGAGCGACGGTCATAGCAGGTTCACCTGTGAAACGGTAAGGATGGTGGATGGAACCGCAGGCACCACTCCGGATGCTGCCGATGCCTCTAGGGATACCGCAATATTGTCAGTAGCCCACATCAACTCAAAATAGTCGCCGGTTTTCATTTTAACCATAAAGTTCCATGCTGCAACGAACTTGCCCGACGATCCCTGCATGGTGATTTTGGTAGCGGAATACGGCACATCGGTTCCGTTGATGCGAAACCAAATAGATACAACATGAGATGAGGCGGACGTAGACGTAAACTGACTGCTGAATTGGACGTTGTACGCCCCAGGCGCGTTGACAATCACCCGAGAAGTAGGGCTGCCACGATCAACGCCATACGAAAAGTCTGTTGAGTTCAGCGTGATGGCGTAAGCGGTATTGGCAACAGCGGCGACTTGATTGGTAGTATCGTAAAACGCCCCGTAATACAGTCGCTGCACTTCAGGCGTAGGAGGTTGCAAAAACAATGACTGCAACTGATTTTGAATCTCCGCAATCTGGGAATCCGACCCGATAAGCGGCGGCACCAATTGCAGGTCTTCTACGGATGCCTGTGAACTGCCACCACCCGTGATTTGGTACAGGTTGATAAAAAACCGATACCACTCACGAGCCATCAAGCCCGTGCGCTTGTCAATGAAATCGACACGCGGTGCAGGAATCTGGGTGATGTTTGGAGGCGTATCAGGCATTGGTGCCATCCACCGCCAGTTCCGCGCCCATGATGATTATCTTGACGGGATCGGTGCCCGATACTTCATACACGCGGTCGCGCAGCTTCAGCGTCATGCCAAGACGCCGCCAAATGGCACGGCGTTGGTAATTGCCGAACTTGCCCATGCTGGCCCACTTTTCGTTAGACCAGGTATGCCCGCCATCATCCGAAAACCGCAAAATTATCTGCGGGTCGTTGCCTTGGCCCGTATTCAGGCCAACGCCTGACTCGCAATCCAGTTGCAGCATATGGTGGACGCTGCGCTTAAGGTTGTTCTGCCCGGTCGGCAACGCACGCCAAGACCGCAGCCACTTCTGAGGCGTCTCGCCGTCTTGGTACACGCTCAGGTCAAACACGTACACCTTGCCGTTCTCGTAGTCGCCCACATGGGGCAGACCTTGGAAACTGGCATGGCAATTGCTGCGGTGCCGCACAAACGCGCCGTTGCTGAATCCTGCGCGCTCGTGCCATGAGTTTACGGAGACATCGTACACCCACGTTTTGCCCGCAGTCGGGAAGGACAGCACATAGAAGGCATGGCCTTCCTGCTGGTAGGTGTAGGCAATGGCATCCGAGATGGTGCCGTAAGACTGGATGGCGTATTCAATGGCATGGGTGGAAACCCGCTGCCCGACATAGCCGTTGGCTCGGTAAACAATGCCCTGACCACGGGCGTCGGCACCTAGCCAAAAGATGCCGTTGTCGAGCTTGGCGACTGAGTACGGCGCAACGCAACCAATCTCGTTGAATGCGCCTTGGATGCGGGTGAGCGGAAAATCAGCCTCGCCGGAGTCGTACCACACCTCGGTGGAATCGGTGCCGAACAGCCACGCCTCGCGGTGGTCAACAATCAACGCCACCAGCCCGTCAGGCGAACCCTCGGCGGACGCAAACTCCAGCGGATCTATGGAAGTGCCGTCCAGCAGGGAAGTCACCCACACGCGCTGGCTGTTGGGTTCGTTGAACACAAAATAACCGTCAAGGTAGCCGACGTTGACCGCGCCAGGAAAGTCTGGGTCGGTAATGATGCCAAAAGCCAGCGTGTCGTAGTTGTAGATGTACGACGGGCCGTTGCAGGCAATAAACAACTGGGTGCCGTTGTCCGCCATGCTGACAGGGCCGGTGCCGCTGACATCACCAATCTTGGTGGCGGCATAGGCAGAAGTGACTTTGTACAGTTCCGTGCCGGAGACGACGTACAGGATGTTGTTGTGCGACCACAGGCCACGGATGGGGCCACTGCCTACGGTGGCTACAAGGCGTAGGCCGGGGCAGCGGTTCAGGAAACCCGGTTCCTTGCCGCCTTCGGGAATCGCTTCCGGAAAAAGGTTTACGCAGCGGTTGTCGGCGGCGTTGACCGACCGAGCAACGTATGCCGCGCCAAGGATGGGAGTTTTCACTAGTAGTTACCGGCAAACACGTTGTAACGCTGCCGAGTGCCCACGATGCTGTACGGAATCGACATGACATCCTCAGGGCTGTTGATGCGCTTGAGGTTGCGCTTGCTGGTCATGGCAATGCGCTTGACCTGCGGCGACGGCTCCACGCCGAACTCCGGCGCAATCTCACAGGCAAGGTTGTAGCGGAACGCCCGCAGGTAACCAGGCGGAAAGTACAGGGCAGTAGACATGGTGGCTGGCTGCTCCAACTCCGACACCGAAATAAAGTGCCATTCCAATGCCCGAAACGGCACTGGAAAAATGTGCATATCAATGTTGGGGAAGTTGGTGTTAATCCACATCACCTGCGGGTACGTCGAGGTTACGGTCTTGACCGCAATGCCGTCGTATTGCTGCTGGTTGATGATTTTGATGCCGTAAGACACGCCCGTGGTCGGATCAATAAAGTAGGTGCTGTCGTCCAACTGGATGGGGCGATTGCCAACAAAGTCGCCCGTAGGGCCGAGCGTGCGGCTCAGTGCGCCAGCAGGCCAAGTAAACACCTGCTCCTGCGTGGTGTAGACAGACAGTCGCTCAGTGTTCCATGAGTCAATCATCTGCTGCATTGCAAGCAGCGCGTCCGCTCCTGCCGCAGCCGACGGCGTTTCGCCTTCAGCAAGCATCCCGATGAGCCGCATGGCACCATTGATGATGTCGGCGGCGGTTGCGGTGGCAGGAGTGCCGGTGAGTACGATAGGCATGATGTGTCCTTACGGCGTTATAGCGCAAGTGCCATTGAAAAACGCTACTAGACGGATATTGCTGCGAGCGGATGCCGCATACAACTGCACTGCCAGCACGTTGCTGTTGTCAACGCAGTCCAGCGTAAACGCGCCGCCACCAGACAGGTTGAACCTGTTTGTGCGAGTAAACGTCGTTCCTGCAATTACTTGGTCAAGCCGCGACACGCGGTCTGTTGCAACGTCGCAAATAACGTGCGTAGTAACGTCGGTGTAAAGGCGGTTGTTGAGCCAAGTAAACGTGTTTAGCAGCGTAGTGCTGCCAGCGTTTACCGACTGTTCTGTCCATTCAAAAATGGGGTCAATCAGCACTAGCGGGCGACCGCCAACAACAATGGCATTGGTGCATTGTACGAACTTATGGCTGGTGCAGGAACCGCCACTGCTAGTCTCAATGCCCACTGCGCTGTTGGCAGACGTATTGTTGTCAATGGACGAAACGCCAGTGGTCAGATAAAACGCGCTGGCGCAATCGTTGCACACGTTGTCCACAATGCGAACAGCGTCATCGGTGCTAACGCCTGAGTGAATGCCATGATCAAATGAAGTAATGACGTTGGATTCAACCACAACGCGCTTGCCTGGCACTTCGGGCGTGGCATCGTTGATGAGGTAAACGCCGTACTTGCCGGAGCCGCGATTGGTTCCTGACTTGACCAGCGTGTTGTTGCCAATGCTGATGTTCAGCGGCATTTTGTAAGTGCCGCCAATGTTGTTGTCTTGCAGCGTTATGCCGTTGCCGTCAATTTCAAACGTGTTGCCGGAAACGACGCCGTTAACGCTGTTTTCCTCAATGTGCAACGCATCCGTGATGGCACCGTAGAAATGGTTGCCGATAACGCGGAAATTGGTGCAAGAGGCAAACGAGCAATGCAGCGCGATCAGCGACGCAGACGTACCCAGCGAGTCGCGGAAAGTGTTGCCCTGCACCAGCAGGTCATCCATAACGCCAGACGGGCTGTTGAACTGGCACGGGTCGTCGTAGTTGCTGTAGAAATCGTTGTTTAAAACGCTGATACGCTTTTGCGTACTAGTGCTGGCATTGGTCTTGAGAAACCCGTACCGAAACCGCGTGACGTTGCAGTTTTGAATGCGAACGTCAGTTTGCGTACCGCTGGTTGGGAAATTGATAAGGTACGACGCATGAGACAGCGTTGACCCAGAGTTGGTTACGCCGCCGTCAAAGGTGCAGTTGTCCAGCGTCAGGCCGGTGACGGTGCCTTGGAAGAATGCTGCCGAGCCGTTAACCGGGCTAGACAGGCTAATCTTAATGCCGCGCACCGTCAGCGGGCTAGAGACAACAATTAGGTTGCGGTAGGACGTGCTGCTAGGAACAAACACAATTTCAGTGCTGTTCTCGCCTTCGCCTTCCAGCGTCAGGTTAGCAGCAGCGGTGAGGCAGTTAGTGCCGGTAAACGGGATGCGGTACGTTCCTGCGGGAATGCGCAACCGCTGCCCAGCAGAAGCTGCCATTGCCGCTACAAACGCATTGTAATCGTTAGTAACACCGTCACCAACCGCACCGTAATCTTTGACCGACGCAATGCCAGCATCTGTCTGATCAAACAACAGCACATCCGTCTTCAATTCTGCCGCAAAGTTGGTGGCAGAGATAGACAGCGTGTAGCGACCGTTATCGGCGTAGAAGAAAAACTGACCGTCACTGTCCGTCGTGACGATACTGCTCGGCACAATCGTCAGGCCGTTGTCGCTGTAGATGGTAGCAAGCGTCAGCGTGTTGTAGACGTACACGGTGACAAGTGCATCAGGAATGGCGTTGCCGTGAACATCTTGTATAACATCTTGGTACTTTTGCATGGCTGTGCCTTAGGCCGTCGTGCTGTCAGTAATTAGCCCATGCGCCGCAAGAGCGGTCAGCAAAGATGCTAATGCTGCGTTGCCGCCACGCGAGCCAGTAACGGTTTGTTTGGTTGTGCCGGATGAGCCAAGAAAGCCCAACGTGCCGCCAGACTTTTGCACAATAAGCGGCGGCGCGGTACCGCTGCCACGCTTGTCCGTAAAAATACGCGAGGTTGTGGCGCTAACGTCCATGCTGACATAGCCAGCATTGTTTACGTCGGCAGCGTTAAAACAAACTTGCGCCGAGTAGGTTCCTGACCCGGTTGGCGCAACCTGAACCAACATGGCCTCGTTGTTTGCCGCAGGCAAGAAGGTCAGGTTGTTGGAGTAAGTACTGAAGTCGTTGCCGTAGGAGTAGAACTTAGTTGCCGACTTGGCAAGCGTTGAATAGCCCGTGCCAAGCTGCACAGCGGTAAACCCGCTGAACGAGTTTTCGTTGACTACGCCTACAGGCGCAAGCGTGCCATTATTTTGGATGGCGTACTTGTTGGTAATGGTTTCGGCGCGGAAGGCGTTGCCAGTCACCGAGAAGCACTGGGGAGCGCCATCAAGGTAAATGCCGCAGTAAGTGTCAGTGGCGGTTGCTACAGCGTTGTCCAAGAAGAACACGTTGGACACAATGGTTCCAACGCCTTGGTCGGAAACACTGCGAATGCGCAGATTGGCAAACACCGAACCGTTATTCGGGGCCAACAGCGCGTTCAGCTCAAAGTTGCAACCCTGAACCGTTCCTCTGTCCCATTTGTAGGCGTCAATGTCGCCCTGGTAACCGCCATACCAGCGGCAGTCGGTAAACGTGAATCCGGCAGCGCGGTCAATCAGCGTCTGGTAGTAGCCAGAGTCGCCGTTGTTGTACCAAACGCAGCCAATAAACATTCCGTCCGCGAGGATGTTGTTTGCGTCCTTGCCGTAAAAACCCGCTTTCTCATTGTACTTGAAAAAGCAGTTTTCAAAGCGGTTGTCAGGAACCGTGTTAAGAATGTTGGAGCCGTTAGCAGTAACCGTGGTGACAATAGCGCCATAGTCAGACGCATTTTGAAACGTCACATCACGGAACGTAGACGCATACGACTGACAGATGAAACACGATCCAGCCGTGTTGTTGGCCTTGTTGCCGTCAAGCGTCAGGTTGTAAATGCCATACGGCCCTGAAGAATACAGCACGTTGCTGACATACCGGGTGTCGGCAATCAAATAGGTGTTGGCGCTGTTCTTAAGTTTCAGCGTAGTTGCCGCTTCACCCGCGCCTTGCAGGTAGACCTTGTGCTTGATTTGCAGTCCGGCGGCAATGTAAATGCCTTCCGGAATGGTGAGCGTACCGCCGCCGCCAGCCTCAATTGCGTCAATAGCGGCCTGAATAGCAGCAGTGTCATCAGTAACGCCGTCACCCACCGCGCCGTAGTCCTTGATGGAGGTGATGCCAGCATCTGCCGGATCAAACAGCAGCACGTCGTAGAACTGCTGGGACGTAAAACCCGTGGCAATGACGCTGACCGTGTAGCGACCGTTGGCGGCGTAGAACCCAAACTCACCCTCGGAATCGGTGGTCAGGGAGCCAGGCGTGATGGGGGTGACGCCGTTGTCGGAATAGATGGTTGCCGTCGTCAGCGTGCCATACAGGTAAACCGTAATGGAAGCACCCGCGATGGCATTCCCCTTCAGGTCTTGTATCGCGTTTTGGTACTTTTGCACGAGTCAGCCCTCAGAGGCAGTCTTGGGGGGTCGTCCTCGACGGCGAACTAGGAGTTCGTTGACCGGAGCCACCTCGGCGGGCGTGTCCGGATTGTAGCGCACCCAACCGTGCGTTTCATCTTCCACGGCCTCCACCTCGCTGATAGCGACTTTGGAGCCATGTACAGGGTGTTGGAGGTAAATGACCATAAAAGGGTTGGGGGGCTTTCGCCCCCCTTCCCTGTGTCGTCAGGCGACCTTGTAGACCGACCACGCGGCATCGCCAGTCCGGTAGAACCGGAAAAGCGCGCTGGAGGTCGTGGCAACCGCCGTGAGGCCGTTACCGCCGTCCGTGATGCCCGTGCCCAACGCAAGGGTCACAGTACCGGACGAGGTGCCGATGTTGACAACGTTCCAGTCGAAGGTGCTGCCGGTCTTGACGTTAGCCAAGGCCGCATCCAGCGCCGCCGCCGTGGGCAGCGTGTACGTCGCCGCAGAAGTGCTGGGGTTGGCAACCAGCCAACCACCCGTCACCTGCGCCGCCGTCAGCGTTGCCGTTGCCGTTGCCGTCTGCGGGGTAGCAGCCACGCGCAGCGAAATTTCATTCAAATTGCCGTCACCAATCTGGTAACCGCCGCCAACCGAAGGAAGAGGCATATTCGTACTCCTTGAAACTTTGATACAGGTTGCAACCCCGGTTGTTACGCCGGGGTCACGTTAGGACTCAGCCCCACATCCGGACTGCGGCCTGCGGACGGATCACGCTGTAGCCGTACAGAACGTCGATACGGCAGGGCATACGGTCGTTGTTGATGTC